TGGCAGGGCGACATCACCCTCTCGCCCGCATCATTTGCCAAGCTGGGCATCGACCAACGCGCCGCGGGCGACGAGGCCGTCATCACCCTGCGCATCAACGGCCAGCGCTGGGACATCCTCGCCGAGGACTACCGCGACACGCGCAAATTTATCGGCCACAGCTACACCGTGACCGGGCGTAGCATCACCGCCAAACTGGGCGCCGATTACGCCAAAGGCAGACACAGCAAGTACGACGCCGCCCGCTACGCCCGGCAAATCGCCGACGAGCAGCTCAACCTGCTGCCCTACACCATCGCCGCCTGGGAAGCAGTCGATTGGCTTATCCCCGGCGACACCTACACCGTCAGCGGGCAAACCCCCATCGAGGTGATTGCCGACCTCGCCAAGGCGGCGGGGGGCTTTGTGGAGAGCCACCCCTACGAGGCGCAGCTGTTTGTCCGTCCCATCTGGCGGCAGGCGGCATGGAGCAAGCCGACCCCGGCGCTGACTATCCCTGCTAACCTCATCCTCTCCGTGTCTGGCCAGCGGCGCATCAGCGAGCGCTGCAACGCGGTACGCATCACCCCGGCTGCCGAGCAAGTGGGCGGGGTTAAGGCCAAGGGCGGGCTGGTCTATCGCGAGGGCACCGACCAACAGCCAGAGGCGTCCATTCTGACCCACGCCGCCTATACCGACCTCGGCGTCATGCGCGCCGCGGGCATCCATGCCTTGAGCGAGACCGGCACGCACAAGATTGAGACCGTTACCCTGCCGTGGACGGAAAAATACCAACTGCCGCTGGCCGAGCTGGGGGCGGTATGGGCATTTGCCGAGGCGGGGCAGACCTGGCAGGGCGTCATCAAGGGCGTGAGCGTCGCCGTTGAGCTGGACGGCGGCGCGCCAGTCGTCACCCAGACCGTAACCATTGACCGCTACCTAGGAGACTAAGCCATGAGCAACATCCGCCAACAACTGATTGACCTCATCAACCCGCGCCACCGCGCCGTCGCCAAGATTGTCGGCGGCAAGGGCGCAGACACCTGGGTGGGGGAGACGCCATCCGGCGGCGTAGTCGTCATCACGGGACAGACGCAGATTGGAGAGAGCGTCTATTACGACGCCATCACCCTGCGCATTGAGGGCAAGGCGCCAGACTTGGACTGGCAGGAAATCAAAGTCTGAAGAAAAAACCTTTCACAAACAAGGAAGAATAAAAATTTTTGCAAAGGTGCTTGCATTACTATGCGCCTAGTAATAAACTACACACATGGACAGCAAGAACGCTGACATGCCGATAGCCACCGGCACCGTGGCTAACTAACCAAGTAAAGGTAAACAACATGAACGCACAACAAATCAATGAAATGCTGAAGAACGCAGGTATCGCCGGTTACGCCAAAGAGTGGAACGGCCGCAGAATCTACGTTAACTTGGATGCCTGCGACAAGAGCTTTGCCGGCAACCGCAACTACCAGCTCTACTATGACATTGCCATGAAAAAACTGGTGAGCCAAAGCGGCAAAGGGACAATCAGCAGCAACTACCGCGCCGAGATTGAAAAAGTCGAAGCCCTTTTCAACTAACCCAGCAGGCCGCCGCAAGGCGGCCTCTTTACTTACCGGAGAAACCTAATGGGCAGAAACGCCAAAACCGAACACAGCAAAGCATTGCGCCGCGCCTCGGCAAAAAAATTTATCAGCGGGCTGACGGCGGCGAACCGCTTTGCGGTGAACCACAAAGACCCGGCGGTCATTGCCGCCATCCGCGACGGACTAGCGAAAATTGAAGGTAGAAATCAGGCGGAAAAAATCCTTTTTCTGATAGAGGCTTACCAAAAAAAACAGGAATAACACAAAAAGGGCTTGCATTACTATGCGCCTAATAATATACTACACACATGGAAGGCAAGAATGCCATCCAGCCGACGGACACCGGCACCGTGTTCGACTTACCAAGTAAAGGAACCCAAAATGAAAGTGAAAGTTATCGAAACCGGCCGCATTGACATCCTCGAACTGCGCAACGACAGCGGTCAGGACAATTTGCCTGACATCATCGGCAACCAAGACTGCTTTGGAGATGACACCAGCTACCAATTCTGCCGCGCATGGGACGAAGAAGAAGGCGACATCTATCTAACCAGCCAGGCAAACCATGAGTGGTGGCAGGACATGGTTGACCTGCTCGAACACGAGCAGGCTCTCATTGAGAAACTGATAGAAGAACACGGCAGCGAGGCCGTCTACGCGATAATTGACGACATCGACGGCGACCTCAAGGACGCGACCGAGGCGCGCATCGCCGCCCTCGAAGAGGCCTTCAAATAAACCAAACAGCCGCCCGCAAGGGCGGCTCCATTTTCCGGGGAGGAGTATGAAAACGACGGTCATCATCTACCAGCGCGGTGCTGGTTATGTGATGGATTACAATGACGCTCACGGCGCGCTCAAGCAAGGGGTGCGCGTTGGACTGACCCCGGAAGATGCTGCCCTGACTGCGGCGCGCATCATGATGCGCCTTGCCCTCGACAACCCGGAGGGGGGCAGTCTGATGGCACCGGCTGAGGTGCTGGAGCTGATACCTGAGCACCTGCGAGAGGTCAAGCCGTAACCCGCCACAAATCCCAAACCAGTCTAATCGCCGCTTCATGCGGCGATTTTTATCATGGTCTCCAGTCAATCAACTACTGGAGACACCCATGCCCAAAAAGCACAACAAAATGGCCGTTTGGTACGCCATCAGCGCCGTACTGCTCGTTGTCCTTGCCATCATCGCCCGCCAACAAATCGGCCTCTTGCTGCTCAAAACCATCTACATCAGCATCGCCCTTGCCCTGGGATACTACGCCGACCGCACTATTTTTGCCGCCTACCGCCCGTTCGAGATGCAAAAGCAGGAGCCACTGGTCTTTGCCGCGGCAATGATTCGCCGCGCGTTGGTGGTTTCTGCCGTCGTCCTCGCCTTTGCCATCGGGCTGTAATCATGTTGCGCCTGTTATCTCTCGCCATCCTTGCCGCCGCTCTGGCGGCACAGGCACAAGCCGCCGATGATTGGCAGACCCGCGCCCGCGCCTACCAACGCGAGCTCATCCGTGAGGCACGCGCCGTGTGGGGCATTGACGCGCCCGTGCCGGTCATGGCCGGGCAAATCCATCAGGAGAGTTTGTGGCGCAAGGGCGCGCGCTCCCGCTTTGCCGGCGGTCTTGCCCAATTTACGCCGGACACCGAAGCGTGGATTAAGACGGCCTATCCGCAGGCGCTCGCCGTCGGTAATGCCTTTGATCCGCGCTGGGCGATCCGCGCGCTGGTCACCTATGACCACCACCTCTATCAGCGCATCCGCGCTGCCAACGATTGCGAGCGCTGGGCGATGACGCTCTCCGCCTACAACGGCGGCCTCGGCTGGCTGCAACGCGACCAGCGCCTTGCCGCGCAGCGTGGTGCTGACCCGCTGCGCTGGTGGGGCAACGTCGAGCGCCACAGCCGCCGCGCCAAATGGGCGCACGCCGAAAACCGTGGCTATCCGCGCGCCATTATCTACAAACACCAGACGCTCTATCGCGACTGGGGAGGAGCGGTGGTATGCGCACGCTGACCGCCGTCCTGATTGCCACGGGCATCATCGCCACCCTCGGCGGTTATATCCACCGCCTACGCGGACAGCTTGCGAGCGAGCAGACGAAAGTAGCCGCGCTCACCGCCGCCAACAAGGCGCTTGCCGATGAGTACGCCGCCGCCGATGCGGCTTATCAGGCGTTAATCGCAACCACGTCGCAAATAGCGACGCAATACCGCCCCGCCATCCACCGCGTGCAACAAGCCCCGGCGCATGACGATGCCCCGGTGGCGCCGGTATTGCGGCAAGCGCTGGAGGATTTGCCATGAGAGCCATTGCCCTGCTGCTTGCTATCAGTCTCACCGCCTGCGCGCGCGACATCCCGCGCTACCACCCCATCGCCGTGCCGATCGGCCTCACCGCGCCGGTTGCCACCCCCGAAAAACCCGACCCGCAGCGCGCGACGCAGCGCGATGTCGCCCGCTACCTCATCGAGCAGCATCAGGCGCTCACCACCTGCAACGCGCGCCTTACGGTCATCCGCCAATGGAGCGAGCAATGGACGAGGCCGACCGCGCCGCAGCGCTAATCGAGGCGACCACTGCCAACGCGCTTGCCCGCATTCAGGCGGCGCAACAGCAGGCCGGGCAGGCAGATTGCGCAGATTGCGGCGAGCCAATACCCGCCTCACGTCGCGCCGCCAACCCCGCAGCCATCCGCTGCCGCGAATGCCAGGAAATCTACGAAAGGAGACACCGTGGGAAGCCCTAACATCCCGTTATGGAAATTTGTTTTTGACGTCATCCAGACCGCCTTTACGGTCGGCATCACCATCTACGTGTGGATACTCGCCAAACACAAGGCAAATGCCAGCCGCATTGCTGCGTTGGAAGACAAAGCCACCGAAGAACTCGGCCACGTCAAAAATCGCCTGACCGAACTGGAAACGCGCATTGAGCACCTGCCGAACCGGGAAGCCATCGGCAACATCCACAAGCGCCTCGACCGCCAGGCGGAGACCCTGCACAAGATGGAGGGGGCGCTCGATGGTGTCAATGACACCAGCAAGCTCATCCTCGAAGTGCTCTTGAAAGGAGACAAATCATGATGCAAGACGCCGTGCGCGCCTATCGCCGCCGCGCCATCCTGAGCCTGCTCGAATACGACAGCGACTACCGCCTGTCGCTCGACATGCTTGACCTCTGCCTGGAACAGACCGGGCAAAATGCCACCTACGACCAGCTGCAAACCGAAATCGGCTGGCTGGAGGAGCAGGGCTATGTTGCCCGCAGCTATCCATCGCCCAGCCTGACGATGGTGACGCTCACCGACCGCGGCCTCGAAATTGCGCGCGGCAAGGCACGGGCGCACGGCATCCGCGACCTGCGCCCGTCCGAGTTGCGCGACATTGAGGCGCGGCGCTGATGGCTGCAAACAGCATCAAGACGCTGCCGCCCGCGCTGCTGGAGCAGCTGCAGGGCTGGGTGCGCGCCCCGGCCATCACCCACC